ATCTATGGTGGTGAATGGGGTAAAAAGAATCTAGGTAATACAGAGCCTGGAGACGGCAGTAAATTTCATGGTAGGGGATTAATTCAACTTACAGGAAGAGCAAATTATGAAAAGTGTGGTAACGCCATTGGAGCAGATTTGCTTTCAAATCCTAATGCTCTACTTGAGCCTTTATATGCTGTATTGTCAGCAGGATGGTTTTGGTCTACAAAAGGACTAAACTCTATTGCTGACACATGGGACACAGTAGCCATCACCAAGAAGATTAATGGTGGGACTATTGGATTAGATGACCGTGTTATGAAGTCTAATAAAGCCCTAGAGGTACTAACAAGTTAAGACGGCATGAGGGTATGCCTAACCTAGTTATTTTCCGTCTTTCCTACTAGGGCATCAACGAATTGGCAGACGAGAGGCTGTCCCCTCACTTCTTCATTTTACGAAGAGTCTCGGCTAATCTAGCACGTTGACCTTCTTTACCAGGCTTCTTAGCAGCAGCAGCTAATTTCTTTGCAGGGATTTTTTCACCCTTCTTAACGCCTAGTTCTTTACGTAATGCTCCAGGCTTCTTAATTGCTCCTGCAATCCAGTTCTTTGTTGCCATTTTTATATCCTTCAATTGCTTGTTTTAGAATAGCCACAAAACCTTCTTGGACTATTAGTTTCATTAAGTCTGAATCACATTCTAACTGAATATCAGCAGAACCGTCAGGGTTTTCTATAAGTTCTGTAACTTTAAACTGCATGGACTTTTCCCCTAAATTCAACCTGTCCTTCATCCCAAACACGAATCATCTCAGGCTGTAGCAATCTACCGTTGTGAAATGACAACATAACGAATCCTGACATCCAATCCTTTGGAGCATCTTCAGTGTAGTTAAACTGTTGTCCATGAGGGTCAGCTAGGGTTCCTGTCTGAACGCCCCACCTAGTACCGTTATAGTCCGTTACACCAATCACATTCATTGCGTGAGTATGACCAGTAACCATATTAACGCCAGAATTAAGAGTGTTACTTCTTCCACCTGTCCACCCACCTTTCCATCTATGTTTTATACAAGTATCTTCGTTTACCCAAAATGACCAACATGGATTCCACATGGGGAAATATTCTTTAAGGGTAGTTCCAGGCACTCCTTCATAGGCAGGCAAGTTATTTACGATATTGGCAGTAAATCGCATATCGTGGTTGCCTAACGGCCAAAACATCTTGGCTCCTTTTGCAACCTTTTCAATCTCACCTAGATAAAACTGACAGGCTTCTAACTCCTCTTTTACTGAGGGTAATAATTCAAAGTCCATCCGAGGATGCCTGCTAATACCAGCACCGTCAAAAGCGTCACCATTACATACGATTGCTGTAGGCTTAAACTCTTTAATTGATTCCAACAAAGCTCTGAAAGCAGTCGTAGTAATATCAGGCCAAAAATGGGCATCACTAAACACAATAACACGACCATTCTCAATATCCATTCCACGTCGTGTGTGACCTTCTGTCTGATAAATTTTCTTTTCAAAGCCTAACCTTTGGTCGTTAAATGTAGGAAGTTCAATCCCAAGTCTTGTTTCAATAGAGCGTCTACGGTTATAGATTGACCTTATGTTTTGTTTGTGAGTCTCTGCAAACTTTTGAGGACTGCCTATTCGTTTCCACTCTTTAATAAACTCTTCGTCTGATAAATAGTAACCAGCCATTATTTTCCTAACTCATATGTTTTAATTGGTTCGTGGCTCTTTAAATCTACATTACAAGCCCATTTAACTGCTTCTTCTGCTGTTAATCCCATACGCATACATACTTCTGCAGCCATTGACCCACTGCCAATAGCCATGAATGTCTTAGCCCTTTCCCACTCCAAGTCATCCCCACAATAAAATAGACCATCCTCTGTCAGTTTTATAAAGGAGCTATCAGCTTTTAACTTGGGTTTTCTTGTTGTTTTCTTATTGACGTAATTGACTACCTTTTCACAGTCTGACCAATTACCTGCTACCCCAAGCCATCCTCCATTAATAGGGACAACCTTATCCTCAAAATACTTAATACCAGAGTCATCATCAGAAAACTGACTATCTGAAACTAGTATCTTTCTATTCCAATCTCCAACAATAGTAGTCATATTGTTCCCATATTAGGTGACACGACAAGCAGGACGGAAGGGGAGTCCGTCATGGGGGATTGTGGGGGAGGGTATGCCTGCCGTGTCATTTGTTAGTTTAGCTTAAAAGGTTGTGTCATTCCATACCTTGCACCACTTATTCACAGAGCAGTAATCCTCACACCGTCTATAAGTGGCTGGTCTATGTTCCCAAAACTGGTCTGGGGCAAGTGTAACACCCTCTTGGGATGGATACAATTTAATAGCCCTTTTACCACCCTTCTTCATTAAAGCCCATTGTTCAGGTGTAGTCCAACGTTCCTCGTCATTACATACAGGAGGGTCAGCCATTTGATGCAATGCAACACGCTCCTTGATATAAGCCTCAGTATCCTCTAATGACCACATCTTCACAGGAAGGGTCATAATCGGTCTTCTAGGGTATTCAGGGTTCTTTTGAGCCTCACGGGGTCTCCAGTCTCTGAAAATGGCTGTAATGCTCAATTTATCCACTTCTGTGCCATTTTTATGGAGTAACCAACGAAGGATATTTAGCTGCCTCTCCCAGTCAATTTTACCGTCTGAAGAGTATACCGAGGTAACCTTGTAATCAGATAGGCTAGAACCCTCTAAAACGTCGAATGCACCGCCTATTTTCCACCCTAGTACCTCCGCATATACCCTCTCCTCAACTCGTGCTGTACGCCCCTTATAAGCCATTTCAAGCAGGTGATGAACAGAGGTTCCAAATAACGCCCAAACTCGGTCTGAAGCGTCCTCCTCAATCTCATTGTCATGCTCTATCCTTAGCTTCCTAATTAAAGGTGGTTGAATGAGTTGGGTAACCGTAATATCGCTACTACCTGGGGTATACCCTGTATTGTTGACCGCATTGACTATTGGGTCAGGTAAGTTAAATTTGTTTGTTAATTTCATTGATTCTCTCCCCTATCCACTTCATAACTGAACTACATAGATTAATAAACTCTTCATCAGTTAAATCCCTTTTAGCCAAATTGACTTCGGCACATACCCAACGAAGATTCCCCACATCATCTTTACCGCCTTTTGCCTTTGGATATATATGGTCTAACTGAGCATTCCTATTTAATTTAATCCCAGTTAAAGCACACAATCCTCTTTGCGACTTCCATAATACTGCTAAATCCTTATACGTAGCTCTGTTATCGCCACGTAACTTCATTGCACGACCCCAAAAGAATCTCTTGGAGTAATAATCACGCATTATCTTTAACTGCTTATCCCTATTTTTTGCGTGATAGTTCCTACTATACTCTTTGGCAGCTTCAGGATTTTCAGCTCTTTTCTTTGCCATATGAAGCCGTTTAGCTTCTCTAGTTTGTTCAATAGTTCTAGCCATGTAAAGAATTATCAACCATTTGTATTCTTTCGCCAAGCCAACGCATACATGGAACCGCCATAGAGTTACCTAAAGCCTTGTAACGATGACCGTCTGGTGATTCCCCCTTTTTCCAAGGTATAACTGTATAGTCATCCTTGAATCCCTGCAACCTCTCGCATTCCCTAGGTGTTAATCTACGGACTGCCATATTGCCTGCAATAAAAGTCTGTGCGTGGTGTGATTGAACACTTGGTTGCATAGCTTGTAATGCAGGAGTAACGCTTAATGGAGTAGCACTAAAGTTATTAGCTTTAGCATCTTCTCTAATGCTGTAGGCTTGGACTAATGGCACATTACCGCCGCCAGTACCCCAACGACTTGTAACAGTCTGACATACATCACCCATCTCTTTAACTCTAGAGTCTGCAGGATGAGTCTCATAAACCTTATGGGCTACGAATAATCCACACTCATTACCTGAAGGCCCACCGCTACCTTTAGCCCATTTACTTGTTACGGTGTCGGCACATTCTCCATCTGAGCCACCGTATGCAACGCCTCTTTCAGAATAGGTGGTAGTTGCTTCCCTCTTAGCTCGGCTCTTCTGATTATCCCCTGACAAGCAGTAGGGCTCAAATAGAACTTTTGCTGCAGATTCCCAGTCTCCAAGACATCCGACAACAAACACTCTTCTGCGTCTTTGTGGGACTCCGAAGTTTTGAGCGTCAAGCACCCGATATGCGAACCCATACCCGAGTTCTGCCAACGCCCCGAGGAAGGAACCAAAGTCCCGTCCACCGTTTGAACTGAGGACACCTGGCACGTTTTCCCAAATGCACCACTTGGGTCTAAAGTGGTCAAGAATTCCAACATAGGTAAGGGCAAGGTTCCCTCTTGGGTCTTCAAGTCCTTTTCTAAGACCTGCAACGCTAAATGATTGGCAGGGAGTCCCTCCGACCAAAAGTCCAACTGAGTCAAGTTTCCACTCCTTATATTTAGTCATATCCCCAAAGTTTGTTACATGAGGATAGTGGTGATTTAGAACTGCACTTGGGAATGGCTCAATTTCAGAGAACCCAACAGGATTCCATCCAAGGTCATGCCAAGCACAAGTAGCAGCCTCGATACCGCTACATACAGAAAGATAGTTCACTTCTTTAATCCCCAAAAGTACAAGTCTTCAGGACGCTTACATTCACTAAATTGATACTTAGAAAACATAAAGTCAAAGTCAAACTCTTTT